TAGATACCTGTAAAGAATGATTACGGTATATGGAAAAGTATGATATATACGTTGAGGGAGTAAAGGAATTCTCTTCTATTGATGAAGAGGAGATGCTTGATATATCACAAGCACTTGCCGATGAGTTTTATCACTCTGGATACCCCCATCCCGACGAAATAGAAATTAGATACCTGGGAACCGACGACCAGGATTCCGACTGAACACCAGGCTACGGAGTATCCAAGAAAGACCTTCTCGACAGAGGAGGTCTTTTTTTGCCTCTAAATAGATAAATATACCGAGATTGTCAACGTTCTAGTGCCTGTCCAACGTTTTTCACAAGGGTTTAAAGACATATCATTGTCTTTCAAACGTCATCCAGTCACAAATGATTTACTTGCATTGAAAAATGAAGATGCAATCAAACGTTCTGTCCAAAATTTGATAAGAATACAATTAGGTGAAGTTTTTTTCAATGAATTGATAGGCACTAGAATTACTGGTGCTTTATTTGAATTGGCAAATGATAATTTTGTTGATCCTATAAAGACTGAAATAGAAACTACTATATTAAATAATGAACCAAGAGTCAAACTGACTGCTGTTGATGTTTTTTCAGAACCTGATAGTAATTCTATAGATATTAAAATATCTTATGATCTCGTTGGTTTATCCTCACCGAGTCAAACCTTACAATTTGTTTTAGAACCAACTAGGCTATAATGGCACTACAACAATTTACAAACCTAAATTTTGAAGATATAAAAACTTCATTAAAAGATTATTTGAGAGAAAATTCTAATTTCTCAGATATGGACTTTGAGGGTTCCAATCTCTCAATTCTTATAAACACTCTTGCTTATAATTCTTATATTACTGCATATAACACCAATATGGTGGTAAATGAAACATTCATTGATTCCGCAACACTTAGAGAAAATGTTGTATCACTTGCACGTAATATTGGATATGTTCCTCGTTCAAAAACTGCAGCAAAAACAAAAGTAGATTATTTTATAACTGGAATAACAACATCTACATCTACAATGGTGTTTGAACCAGGTGTGGTAGCAAATGGATCAGTATCAAATGCAAATTATATTTTTTCTTTACCTGAAGAAGTAACTGGAACTGTTAGTGGTGGAATATCTCAAGGCACAATAGAAATTTGTCAAGGTCAATACCTAGAAAGTCAATTTGTAATTGATAATTCACAACCAAATCAAAGGTTTGTTTTACCAAATTCTGATATAGACACTTCTACAATTAAGGTAAAAGTGTTTGAGAGTTCTAGTAGTAGCACTAGTACAGAGTATAATTTAGCAACTAATATTATAGGAATTACATCAACATCTAATATATTCTTATTACAAGAAACGACTGATGAGAGATATGAGTTATTGTTTGGTGATGGTGTATTTGGTGAAAAATTAGAATCTGGAAATATAGTTGATGTTACTTATATAAAAACAAGCGGAAAGGATGGTAATGGTGTAGCAGGTTTCAAATTTGCAGGTACTCTTACTGATCAGGATGGTGCAACTTTAGATGATTTCACTGCCACGCTAAATGCACAATTTCCTTCAGAAAATGGTGATGATATAGAAAACCTTGATAGCGTTAGATACTACGCTCCTAGAGTTTATTCATCTCAGCATAGAGCAGTAACTGCTTCTGATTACGAAGCAATTATTCCTTCAGTTTATTCTAACATCGAGTCTGTGAGTGCGTATGGTGGTGAAGAATTAGTACCACCTCAATACGGAAAAGTTTTTATATCAGCAAAACCTAAGAATGGTTCTTTTTTATCAGACTTTACTAAAAAAGATATTTTATCGTCACTAAAAAATTATTCAGTGGCAGGTATAGTTCCTACGTTTGTTGATCTAAAGTTCTTATTTGTTGAGATTGATAGTTACATTTACTATAATCCAAACTTTGCTGGCAATGCCGAAAGTCTAAAAACTTCTGTAGTAAATTCACTTTTATCTTTTGCTACTGGTAAAGAGTTGAATCAATTTGGTGGTAGGTTTAAATATAGTAAAGTGCTATCAATCATTGATAATGTTGATAACTCTATTACGTCTAATATTACTACAGTTAGGATAAGAAGAAATTTGATTGCTTCAATCAATCAATTTACTCAGTATGAGTTGTGCTTCTTAAACGCATTTTATTGTAAGGAAGATAGTTTCAATATAAAATCCACTGGATTTACTGTTTCTGGAGTGTCAGGAACTTGCTTCTTTACTGATCAAAAAATTGATAGTGAAAATGGCAAACTTATACTATTCCAAATTCTTACTGATAATTCTATAAAAGTTCTTTCAAACAGTTTTGGAACTGTTGAATATAAGAAGGGTGAAATCATTATAGATACTGTGAATGTAACATCTACTGTACTTACAAACAATATTATAGAGGTTGAAGCAAATCCAGATTCTAATGATATTTTAGCAAGAAATGAATTGTATTTACAATTTGAAGTATCAAAGAGTAACTTCTTTATGAGAAAAGATTCAATAGCATCTGGTGCAGACACTTCAGGATCAAGATTCAATCCACAATCTAGTTACCAAATTGGTAAGAGAACTCGATAAATGATACAAACATCCATCACTAAAGTAAAGATCAGTGAAGTAATTCAGGGTCAAATACCTCAGTATATTGACGTTGAAAATCCTTTATTTGCTGAATTTCTAAAACAATATTATATTTCTCAGGAATTCCAAGGTGGATCAATAGATATTGCTGATAATTTATCAGACTACAAAAAATTAGATTTTTTGAATAATGAAAATCTAATAGGTTTTACTTCACTTACTAGTTATATCAATGCAAGTGAGCAAACAATATATGTCGATTCTACAAAAGGTTGGCCTAGGCAATACGGATTATTAAAAATAGATGATGAAATAATTACATACAGTGGAATAGGTTCAACTTCTTTTACAGGATGTACTCGTGGTTTTAGTGGTATTGAAAATAATTCAAAAACTAATCAACCAGAATTTCTAACATTTACTCAAACTGGAGTTGGCACACATAAAGAAGATGCTAAGGTAACTAACCTAAGTAATGTGTTCTTAAACACATTTCTAAAGAAACTCAAAAATCAAGTTTTACCAGGTTTTGCTGCAAGAAATATCAATACCAATGTAAATCAATCTAATTTTATAAGACAAGCAAAAGATTTTTATAAGTCAAAAGGAACAGAAGAATCATTCAAAATTCTTTTTGGAGCATTATACGATGAGAGGGTTGAGCTGGTTCAACCATCAAAATTCCTAATAAAACCATCTGGTGCGGATTATATTGTAAATGATGTTTTGGTTTGCGAATCTTTAGAAGGTGATCCTGAGAAAATTGAGGGTCAAAGTTTAATACAAGACACACAACCATTACAAACTAGTGGTTCTATTTTTAATGTAGAACGTGCTATCATAGACGGCAAAAAATTCTATAAAATCGGAATTGACCAAAGTAGTATAGTTGGTAAATTTAGACAAATTGGAAAAACATTTATAACAAAAACGTCTGGAATAGGAGCAACTATATTGCATGTTGATTCTACAGTTGGGTTTGGATCAACAGGAACTATAAAATTTGAAGACAGAACATTTGATTATGGTAGTAAAAATATAACACAGTTTGTAGGTGTAGCTACACTTACCTCTCCATGTGGCATAGGATCCACTGTAAGGTCAGGATTGGAGGCGTTTTCATACGAAGATGGTGATCTAAGTAAAATCGTTAGATTGAACGTTCTAGGTGTCATAAGTAAATTTGTAGGTGATGCTACAAATCAACAAAATAATAGTAATATTAATGTAAAAAGTTTAGGTATTGTACAGAAAGATCTGAGATGGTCATCTTGGATTTATAACACTGCAGCAACGCACAATCTAGTAGGATTTAAAGATTTAGGTGGTAATAGTTATAGGTTTGATTTAATCAACGATCATGTATTTTATGTTGGTGATAAGTTAGATGTTGTTGATGAAGAAAATAATATACAAGAAGGAACAGTTTTAAGCACACCAAATTCCAAATCTGTTGTAGCTAGTACTGGTAACTTAGATCCCAATATTGCTTATTACATACGAAGAAGGGTAAAAATATCTTCTGATGGATATACAGCAGATGTTCAGAATAGTTACTCTAGTGGTGAAACAGTATATGTTGCGTCTAATAGTTTACCTCATTGGGATATTGATCCTCAAGATAGAAAAAGAACGTTCAATTCATCTTTGAACTCTGCTGGATCGACAATAGAAATTATTGATCATAACTTCCATGATGGAGAATTGGTTGTATATACATGTCTATCTACAAAACTAACTAACTTAAATAATAATCAACCTTATTATATCAAGAAAATTGATAATAATAGAGTTGCTTTAGCATACTCTCTAGAGAACGTTCGCAACTCAGAGTTAATTACTGCATTTACTGCAGAAGATATAGCAGCTATAACAACTCATTTTCTAACTCCAGACGTTGTTTTCGGTAGTTCTATAGGAGCACAAAAAATACTTAGAAAATTTGATGAACCAGTATTTGCTGAAAATAAGTCAAAAACTATTCAGGGTGGAGTTGGATTATTTGCAAATGGAGTAGAAATATATTCTTATAAGGCAACTGATAAAGTGTTCTATGGTCCTTTAGAGTCTGTAGAGATACTCAATAGTGGATCTGGATATGATATAATATCACCTCCTAGATTATCAGTTACTCAAACTGGACATACTGGGGTTGGTGCATCTGCTATAACTCATGTTGAGGGTGAAATAAAAGAAATTGTAGTTGATACTGAAGGATTAGATTATCTTGATGTTCCAAATGTTAGTATCACTGGTGGTAATGATACTTCTGTAATAGCGAAAGCACAGATGAAGTTGGTTCATCAAGAAGTTGAGTTTGATAGTACTACCCAAGGATCAATTGTAAATACCACAACTGATAGATTTGTATTTCCAGAACCTCATGGATTCAAGCATGGTGAGGAATTACTTTATTATACTTCGGGTTCAGCTCCAATTGGTATAGGAACTACACCAGGCAATCTTGAAAATCAGTCATCATATTTTGTTGTAAAATTAGATGATTTTCAAATGCACATTTCTGAAACAAAAGAAAGTGCATTATCGGGTATAGGAACCATAGATCTAACAACAAATGGTGGTGGTGTTCATAGATTTTCTGCTGTAGATAGAAGAACTAAAATTGATAAAATTGTTTTAGATAATCCTGGTAAATTCAAGAATAGACAAAACACAACATCAGGTATTACTGGAATCAATACATTTACTAGTACCCTTACTATAACTGATCATAATTTCTTGTCTGGAGATATTGTTAGGTATACTGCAGATAATAATCTTGGTGGTCTGACTAGTGGTTCGGATTATTATGCAATAAAACTAGATTCAAATACTTTTAGACTTTCTTCAAAGAAAGATTTGAGTGATATTGTAGAATTGACTAGTATGGCATCTGGAGTGCATACGTTCCAAGATCCTCCTATAGAAGTAACAATTAGTGGTAGACAAGGTATAAGTACTGCAAATGCAGTTGGAACACCAATAGCAAGAGGAAAGGTTATTGGTCTTCATATTGAGAACGCTGGTACTAATTTTGGTTCTACTGTTATAAACGATAATTTCAAACCTGATATTAGAATTGTAGAAGGTAAAAATTCTTTCTTACAAGCATTTGTTCTAAACGGTAGAATCGATCAGATTATCATATTGAGTGGTGGAGAACAATTCTTCAGCACACCTGATATTATCATAACTGGAGATGGTGTTGGTGCAAAGGCAAAAGCAGTCATAGAAAATGGTTCGATTGTTCGCATCGATATGATAACAAAGGGTATGAATTATACCCAAGGACAAACTAGAGTAAAAGCATTGACACCTGGTTCTGGTGCTATCTTTTTTGGAAATGTAAAAGAATGGACAGTGAATCAGGTCGAGAGATTAGTAAAATATGGTGATGTAAAAAATGATGATGGTTTCCTTGAGATTGAAAGAGATTCTAAACTAGGTAATCCATATGTCAATTATTATGTTCCAAGAAATATAAGATCATACTTAGGTGATGATGGATCAGAGCATTCTCCAATATTAGGTTGGGCATATGATGGACATCCTATTTACGGACCTACTGCGATTGTAGGTGGACAATTAAAGAATATAGAATCTAGTTATTCTTTATTTTCTGGTGTAGATAGATTAGATGGACCTCCTCTAAGTAAATATCCAGCAGGGTTCTTTATTGAAGATTATACTTTTGTAGAAGGTTATGGTGATTTAGATGAACATAATGGTAGATTTGCAGTTACTCCAGATTTTCCAAATGGAGTTTATGCATACTACACTACGGTTGAAAGAATCGATACTCTAAACCCACTTGATCCTTTTGATAATACAAGAAGACCAATATTTCCATATGTTGTAGGTGATACTTACAATTCCACTCCTATTGAATTTAATATTGCAAATGATTCAGTACAGGATATAGACATAAACAAATTAAATCTAATTAGAAATACTGATCCTCATAATATAAACGAATATCAATTTGTTACTAATTCAAATAAAAATACAACTACAAATTCAAAAATACTTTCTATAAAGTCTGATTCATTAGATAAAGTTGAAGTTATAGATTCTGGTAGAGAATTTAATGTAAATGATGCTTTAACATTTGATAATAAAAATACTAAAGGTTTTGGTGCTATAGGAAAAGTTACTAAGGTAACAGGTCCAACATTATCTACTATTACTTCAACTATAACTGATTTTGAAGACGTTATATTTTCAAGCACAAATAATATAATTACAGGAATTACGACTCTTCCTCATGGATTAGCAAATAACACTTATGCAAGAGTGCTTGGTATATCAACAACAACTCATTCTGCATTTGAAGATACACCAAGAATAACAGTTGAGTCTGTTCGTTCTAGTTTATCGGAAGCAATGTTGTCTATAGGATTGACAACACAAGTTGCTTTTAGTGATGGATTTGGTGCAAATAAATTTACAGTAAACGATATTGTTAGAATTGATAGTGAGCAACTAAAAGTATATGGTTACGATTCATTCTTCAATCAGTACAAATTATTCCGAGCACAAAATGGTACGGTAGCTGCTGCACACACCTATGGTACACCCATAGAAAGAATGGAGAGGAAGTTTACTTATCCTATAACTAAAAAATTCTATGATTCTACCGAGGAAGATTTCTCTAAATTCTTTGATGCTACTAGTGTTGTAGGAGTAGGATTGACGTTTGGTGTTGGTATTGGAGTAACAATATCAGTCAATGATGTTGATAAGTTTATACCGACTAGAAGTATATTCATAGAAAATCATAGTTTCAATCATGGTGAAAAATTAAGTTACAATCCTGGTGCTGGTACATCATTGACATATCAAACTGATGCGATGAAACGTGTCAGTACTGGATTTAAGAGACCTCTTCCTCCTGAAGTTTTTGTTCAAATTTTAGATAATAATCTAATTGGTATTGTAACAACCAGAACAGGTATTGGTTCTGATTTAGATAGAGTTATGTTTGATACCACTACTGGTATTGGAAATACTCATAACTTTACTACGACTAGAAACACTGTTACAGGAACACTTAGAATAATTGATGTTCAGGCAACAACAGTGGGTGTTCATAGTATGAGACCTACTAACAGTTTAGAGATGACATTAGTCTCTGCTGCTAGAAGCACTGTAACTGCAACTTATGATTCAGGTACAAGATTTGTAAGTATAGGATCATCGGTCAATCCACCATTGAGATTGACCACTGGTGATACATTAATTGTCAACACGGATGATGGATCCATGTTGGATACTAAGATGAAGTTTTTCTTAGATAGAAATTATAAGAAACCTTTTGTGGGATCTGGTGTTTCTACGATTGAAGTAACAGAACAGTCTATACCTGGTAACGTTGGTGGTATGACTTCTATAACATTTACACCTGAAGTTCCTAGTATTTTATACTATCAGTTCGTTCCTGTTGGAACAGGTGCTAATGCAAAAGTAATTGAGATTGATAAAGATATTGATAATTATTCAAAAATAATTGTTGATGCTAGTAAATTCACAGGCAAGCATTCTATTACGACTACTGGTAGTAGCACATATAATTTTAATATTGTACATACACCTGAAAAAGTAGGATACTCAACTTCTTCTACAATAGAGACAGTAACAAATTCTACGACACATAGAGGTGGTGTTGAGGAGGTAATACTAACTGCTAATGGTATTGGATATAAAGATCTTCCTGAAGTTTCTATTGCTTCTACAACGGGAACTGGAGCTTCTTTGAAAGTAGTTGCAAACAATATAGGTAGATTAGAGAATGTTGAAATTATAGATTTTGGATATGATTATCCATCAGATACAACTTTGAGACCAGAGGCTGAAGTTGGTCAAATAATAAGTTTGAAAGATAACTTTAGTGTAACTAGTGTAGGAATAACTTCTGTAGGATCTAAGTATCTTACTCCCCCCAATTTTGTTGTATATAATAGAAAGAAAAATGTTGTATCTGGAGAAACAGAATTTCTTGCAGAATTAAATGGTGCTGGTGTAGGTAAGGTCACCATAGTAAATGGTGGTGGTAACTTGAGTAGTTCTGATAATGAACTAATTGCTGTAGATAATACGAACGGTGTAGGAATTATCACTGCTACTTATTCCGATCCCAATGTAACGCTTAGATTACAAACTCCTAGTGGTGGATTTACAACTTCATTACCAATGCCATTCCAAGTTGGCGATAGAGTATTTGTAGAAAACATAGGTGTAAGTTCAGGATTAGGATATAATTCAGCAAATCATGATTATGAGTTCTTTACTCTTACTGGTGTGACCACTGCATTTGGATTAGTAGATGAAGCAACAATTACATATGCAGTAAATAACGATCCTGGTTTCCATGACTTTGAAAAATTTGGAACAGTATCTAATGAAAAAGATATTGCTAAATTCAAATTAAACTTATCTGAAGGAGTTTTCAATAATAATGAAAGAGTATTTACTCCATTAGGTGCTCAAGCAAGAATCATAGCAGGTGATGGTAAAACTAGAAATACCTTGAGAGTTGATAACCTTGTTGGATTTAGCACTGGTGATAAATTGACTGGTGAATTATCTCGTGCAAGTGGAACTATAGAATCATTGAAATCTTTTAAAGCATACTTTGATATTGATAGTTCAATTCCAAAGAGATTTGGATGGGAAGATGATAGTGGAAAACTTTCTGATTTCTATCAAAGAATTCAAGATAACGACTACTATCAAAATTTTTCTTATTCATTGAAGAGTCAGGTTGGCATTAGTAGTTGGAGTGAACCAGTTGATTCATTAGCACACATAACAGGATTTAAAAAACATTCAGATCTATTGATTCCATCAATAGCAACAGGTGCTGGTTCAAGTATAGTTGGACTCAGTTCACAGGCTGGTGGTGTAATGCTTCTTGATGCTGAAGTTGATTTAGATTGTAGAGATCAATTTGATTTGGTTTCAGAAAACACAAACTCTGATGCAACTAGCAGCAGTGAAGTCAATTTCAACTCTAAGAGATTTGGGGAAGCAATTGCATGTAAGGGAAATAGAGTTTTGGATATAGATGATATATCACCACAGTTTTATTCTGATGCTGATATATTCAGATCTATTGAATTAGATCGTTTTGATATGACTAGTGTGTCTGCTATAAAATATTATGCTCAAGTTGTTCTTGATACCTCGCTAGGAATTACATTCAATGCTACTCAATATACAGAGTTCATTGTATCTCATGATGGATCAGTAGCATTCTTGAATACTTATTCAGAATTATCTGATGCATTTGATCTTGGTGAATTTACTGCTACTGCATCTGGAAGTATTTGTAGTGTGTCATTTACACCTTCAAATACAACTTACGAATATGATATAACATTCCATAAAGAAGTTCTTGGTTCTTCTGTTGGAGTAGGAACTACTGCAGTTGGAATGATTCAGAAAGTTGGAATGACATCTGCTATTGCTTCTTCTGGATCACCTGCAGTAAATACAGTTTACGAATTTTCTGGAAGTGAGTTTAGATCAGGTAGTATCATAGTTGCTGCAGGAACAGCAACTGAGAAAGAAATTGATGAATTTTCATTCTTAGCTTCTGGAACAAATGATTGTAGTTATAGTAACTTTGGTTTGATGGATGCTGGAACTGATATGGGTTCCTTTGTAGTCAATCAGGCAAGTGGTGTTATTAGATTAGAATTTACCCCTGCTGCAAATACTGCTGTTACAGTAGCAACATTGTCAACTGTTGTTGGTGTCGCTACCACAGTTGCGAGTAGTGGGTTTACGACAACCCAATATAGAATAGGTGATACTGAGTACAACTCACGTAGAACCACTATAACATCTGCTGCTTCTCCTACTGCTACCGTTATAGCAGGTTTCTCATCTGCTAATTACACTTCAGTTAGATATACTGTTGAGGTTGAGAACACCACGGATAACGCTTATTCTTCATATAACGTTGTGGCAAATAGTTATGAAGGCAATATAAACTTTGTCAAATTCAATAATCTATCAACTGCTTCAGGAATATCTACCATTGGTGCTGATACATCTATACCAGGTGTTGTTAGAGATGTACGTGCAACTGAAGTTGTTGCATCTGGAACCAATACTGAATTGAAGTTTACCCCTGCACCAAACAAAGCATATATTGTTAGGGTAGCTCAGTTGAGAATAGATAAACCTGATGATCTTTCTAGCGACCTCACGGTTGGATTCTAAATACCTAAAAAACAATAATGTTTCAGTTAGCATCTGTAAATAAAGGATTCAATAAGGCAACGGAAACCTTCAAGAAGTCATTCAATTTGACTCATAGAGGTGATCCGATTTTTGTCAAGGAATTTGATTCTGCTGATACTGCAGTTGTTGATTTAGACGATGATACTTTTGTAATCAATAATCATTTTTTTAGAACAGGTGAACCTCTATTCTATGATGCTACAAGTGGATCTTCTGTAGGTATACAACATGGTGTAAATGGTGTTGGTGCAGCAACCACTATGCCACTAAAGGTATTTTGTATTGAGGTTGGAGAAAATAAATTCAAGGTAGCAGCAACAGCAGCAAACGCAGCTTCTAATTTACCTATTGGTTTGACAACAGTTGGTGTTGGATCAACTCATAGGTTTATTTCTGAAAAGGAACTGACAAAATGTATTATACAAATTGATAATATAATACAGTCTCCAATATATAAATCATCAAGCACTTCAACTACTTGTACTAACGTAGTTACAGGAAAACAAATTGGTTTTGCAGATGTAGGTAATTTTAATAAGTATGATTTAATCAGAATCAATGATGAGATCATGAGAATCCAAATTATTGGATTTGATGGTGATCCTCTAAACGTATTGGTTGACCGTGAATTTTTAGGTACAAATCAGAATGCACATCAAGTTGGTGATACTATTGAATTACTTAGAGGAGATTATAATATAATAGGTGATAGGATCCATTTTGCAGATGTTCCTTTTGGTGGCAATAAAGAAACTGTTGGTGTATCATCAGATAAAGTAAGCACATCAACAAACTCATTTACTGCTCTTACAGACTCATTTGAACCTGGTACAAAAGTAAAACTCAGAACACTTGACCCCCCAACACCACTACAAGAAAATCAAGAATATTTTATAATAAAAAATGCTGCTAATAACTTCTCATTTGCTAATAATAGAGGCGATGCATTATTAGGCAATGCCATAACTCTTACAAGTTCTGGTATAGGAACTCATACGTTAGTACTAACAGATTCTCAAGAAGGTAGTGCATTCCAAGGTAGAGTATTTACGAGATCTGATTATCAAGAAAATATCATATTAGATGATATATCAAATTCGTTTACGGGTATAGGAAAAACATTTATATTGAAGAGTTCGGGTGTCAATACCACTGGTATCAGCACTGACTTTGGTGCAATACTAGTAAATAATGTTTTCCAAAGACCAACAACAGATTATAGATTGGATGGTACTGCTGCAACAGGAATAACAACAATAACATTTACTGGAAACGAATCAACAACACAAACTGAAAGTTATAGTACATCAGATGTAAACTCTAATAATTTACCTAGGAAAGGTATTATTACACGTATTGATGAATGGGAAAAAGGTTATGGTTATCAACCAAGAATTGTTGGTGTTGGTAGTGCTGTAGTATCTGCAGCAGGTACTGTTTCTAGTATAGGTTTAGGATTTACTGGTAGTGGTTATAGAAATAATAATGAGACCACCTATAGGTTCAAAGTTCTTGGTGGTGGTGCAACTACAGGTGCTGCTGGTACATTTATAACTGAGGTTGGACATATAAAAACCATTGATATAACTGAAAAAGGTGCTGGTTACTATCATAAGTCAGTATCAAATGCAATTCATAATATAAACTCAGGTATTATGACTGTAACAACATCTGCTAATCACAACTTAGCAGTTGGAGATAGAGTTGTATTGAGTGGAATTGATATGACTGATGGTAGTTCAACATATTCATTCCCGTTCCCAGATGAAGTTGGTTATCAGGGAGCAAGAGTTGTTGAAATTGTACCAAGTGTAAGGAAGTTCTCAGTAAATGTAGGTGTACACACAGTTGCAACAACATATAGTAGTGGTGGTGTTATCAATAAACCAACTGAGGTTGAGTTTGATTCTCCTATTGGATACGATGATATTGCATTGATAAGTTCCCTTACTGGAATAGGTGCTTCTGTTTCACTTGACACAAATTTACTGACTCAGATGTCAGGATTTACTTTATCAAATGTTGGTTATGGTTACAGTCAAGGTGAATTGTTGACAGTTTCATCTGGAATCAATACAGATCCTACTTTGATAGAAAAAGGTTTTATAGATGTCTTGAGTGGAGATGAATATAAGATACAACATGCAGAATATAATTCAAACGTTGGGATACTAACTGTTGCAATTGGTATTCACACCCTAACAGTAGGTATGGGAGTTAGTTTGAAAGATAATGCTATAGGGTTTACATGTGGAAAAGATACCTATAATACACTTCATAAGTATCCACGACCAACAGATCCTGTTTCTGGTATAAGCACTGATATTGTTAGTATAGGAACTACTACTGTAAGTATAAATGTTGGATTACCTCCAGCAAATGAAAGGTATGATTATAAGTTTGCAGGGGCAGCATTCTTAGAAACTTCTTTTAGAGTCAAGTTTACCAATGATGATGAGTTTGCTGGTTGGGTATTTGGTAAGTTACAAATACTAGATGATTTCTCAAACGAATTTAATGGAGATAGAACTGTATTTACTCTTAGGGAAGATACCAAAGCAGTAAGTTTTGAAAAAGATATTGGTAATCCTATCATCATACAAAATAGTTTGCTTATCTTTATTGATGATGTTCTACAAGAACCTGGTAAATCATATGTTTATAATGGTGGTACGCAGATAGAGTTCCTTGAGCCACCTAAGGCAGGATCATCACTTCAAATTCTATTTTATAGAGGAACCGATAGTGATGTTGGAACTTTAGTTGCGACTCCATCATTGAAGACTGGTGATAAAGTTACAATTAATAGACAACTTGTAAGAGTTGTAAGAGATCTTATAACAAGAGACCAAATACAAACAACTCTCTATAAAGGACCAGGTATTAGTTCATCTAGAACACCGTTAAGACCATTATCATGGTGTAAGCAGAGAAATGATACATTTGTAGATGGTGTAAAAGTTAGCAAATCAAGGGATTCGTTAATTGGTAACATATTCCCTGCTGGTCGTATCATAAAAGATATTGACAAGAATGATACAGTATTTTATATTGATACTGGTGTTGCTAGTTTCTTATATTCTGAAGAACCTGACACAACTAATAGTTCAGTTAGGATTATTGATACTGATAAGAATAACACTGGTTTTGGATCAACAGGATTTACCTATCCTTTGTTTGATGCAACAGGTGTAAGTTATGTTGGTGATGATGGTATCATTTCAGGTGTTGGTACTCAAAATACAAAAGTTACTTTTGAGTTTACTTTACCTTTGAATTCTCCGTATAGAGAAAATCAGTATGGTGGAAAAACATCAACAGCAATTGCGAGTGGTGATTACTTTATTGTCTCTGGTTCCAATGTTGGTGCTGGAGTAACTGCAAAAAATTCTGGTGCTTCTGCTATTGTTGGAGTTGCAACTCAATTCCTAGATGGTGTATACCAAGTTGCAGCAACACCTGCTGCTGTTGGATCTGGACAAACCATGAGGGTTACTTGCAACATTGAATCTGGACATGGACTAAACTTTACAGGTTTGAGTTCAGGTGTAGGTCAGTTCTACGGTAACTATAGTTTCTGTAAACTAACTGCTTCTGCAGTGGGTGCTGCGTTCACATGTAACACATTAAATGGTCTTACAGGTATCGCAACTGCTCCTCAAGTTATTAGATCTGAAAGATTATCTCTAGATTATACATAAATAACCAAAAAGTTTCAAAATAATGCCAGCCGTCATCACGGATCAGATCAGAGTCTTGAATGCGTCGAATTTCGTAAGTGGAATTTCGACGACTGATAACAGTTATTATGTCTTTATTGGGTTACCCAATGCAACTTCTGTTGCATCAGACTGGAATACAAATACTCCATCACCCATAGATAATTTTGACCAACAAGATGATATATATGATACTCTGATATCTGCCAAAAAAATTACATCAAATGATGTGCTTAGAGTTGTCAATAAGGCATCTTGGGGTAGTGGAACAATATATGAGATGTATCGGCATGATTATAGCATCAATAATTTGAGTCCACAGACTAGTTCTACTAACCTATACAGTTCAAATTATTATGTAATGAACAAAGACTTTAGGGTCTATGTTTGTATATACAATGGTGCTGCTCCATCCAATAGTGGAAAAGGAATTGTTTCTCTACAAGAACCAGTACACACGGATCTACAACCTAGATTAGAAAGTGATGGTTATATTTGGAAGTATCTTTACACTATTACACCTAGTGAAATTTTGAAATTTGATAGTTCTAATTTCATGCCTACTCCAAGAAATTGGAGTACAAATGCTGATGTTGCTGATGTAAGGAATGCTGCTGTTGATGGTAAAGTTGAAGTTATAACGATAGAAGATACAACTACTGCTGCATATCAATTTAATGGCACTAAAAATAATGTACCTATAAGAGGAGATGGTGAGGGTGGACTTGCATCTGTTACTTTCTTAAATGGTAAACCATCTGCAGTTCAGGTAACGAATGGTGGTTCTGGTTATTCGTTTGCTACTTTGGATTTAGATTCTGTTGTTACTGGTGCTGGTGCTTCTTTCTCAGTAATCATTCCACCTCCAGGTGGACATGGTGGTGATGTTTATAGAGAACTTGGATCAAATAAGGTTCTTGTTTATTCTAGAATTGAAAATGCTGACGTAACAAACCCAGATTTCCCATCAGGTAACCAGTTTGCACGTATTGGTATACTAAAAAATCCTATAGAGAACGGTAGTACTGATTTATTATCAGCATCAAACGTAAGTAATTTACCTGCGTTGAGAGTTACTGGTGCTACTGCAGGTACACTATCAGCAGCAGTTGATGGTATAGTTTATCAAACTGTTGGTGTTGGTTCTACTGCTGTAGGAAGAGTGGTGTCTTATGATACTACAACTAAAGTACTAAAATATTGGCAAGATAGGTCACTTGCAACTAAGAGTAGTGCTGGCGTAGCACCTACTTATGGATACAAGCTAAATAAGTTCAGCAATACACCTGGTGCAGGTGGTAGTACAAATATTGTTATTACTACTACTTCAGGGACTGAGACAGTTGGTATTGAAACTGGTTTTGTTGGTGTCTCTACAACAATCAATGCTAAAACGTATTACTTTGGTCAATCATTTACTAACGGTGTAGCGGAACCAGAGATTAAAAAACACTCTGGAGACATTATTTACGTTGACAATAGACCTGAAGTCACAAGAGCTTCAAATCAAAGAGAAGATATCAAAATCATCTTAGAATTCTGATACAATGCCACAAAACACCAATCTAAACGCTAGTCCATATTTTGATGATTTTGACTCGTCGAAAAATTTCAATAGAGTCTTATTCAAACCTGGTACTCCAGTTCAAGCAAGAGAACTGACAACTTTACAGTCTATCCTACAAGGACAGATAGAAAAGTTTGGTAAACATATATTCAAAGAAGGATCAGTTGTTATACCTGGTTCTTTAGGTTATGATCAAGAATATACTGCTGTAAAAGTTGAGTCTACATTTTTTGGTGTTCCTGTAGAACTCTACTATGATCAGCTTATAGGAATAAAAATAAAAGGAAAGACATCTGGAGTTACTGCAAGAGTTGTAAACGTTTTATCATCATCTAAATCAGAAACTGGTAATACTACACTTTACATAAAGTATGAGACCTCTGGTAGTAATAAAACTCAAGAAGAATTCCTTGACGGAGAAAACTTATTTACAACCTTCCCATTCACGTATGGTACAACAACCATAGGTGGAGGTTCAGATTTTGCTGTTTGTATTTCATCAAATGCAACAGCTGTGGGTTCTGCCTTTACTATAACTAAAGGTGTATTTTTTGCTCGTGGTGCTTTTGTAGAAGTTCCAACTGAAACAATAATACTTGATCAGTATAGTCCAAACCCATCATTTAGAGTTGGTTTTCTTGTAACAGAAGAAATTATAACTGCTGTTGATGATGATAGTTTATATGATAATGCTGCTGGATTTTCTAATTATACAGCACCAGGTGCAGATAGATTAAAAATAATCCTATCACTTACTAAAAAAGAACTGGATAATTTTCAAGATGAAAATTTTATTGAGTTGTTTAGAAGTAATAATGGAGTAAAAGAAAGAATAGTACAGAATACTGTTTATAGTGAGATAAGTAAGGAACTTGCAAGAAGAACTTTTGATGAAAGTGGTAATTATTATGTAAGAAAATTTGATCTTGAATCAAGAGAATGTTTGAATGATAGACATTCTGTTTTTGGAACTTACTTCCCAGAACAAAAAACAAATTATGGTAATAAACCATCAAAGGATTTACTGAATATCAAGGTAGGTCCAGGTAAAGCATATGTAAAAGGATTTGAATCATCAGTAACTGGATCTAGAATTCTTGACGTAGAAAAACCTAGAACAACAAAGTTAGTAAAAAGTTCCGCAATACCTTTTGAAGCAGGTAATAAACTAAGAGTAAACAATACTTTGAATGGTGCTCAAATTAAATTGAACGCTGCAAATGCTGACTTTGTTGATTTACGTGACACACGATTAGGTGCTACAAAATCAACTGCTGCTGGAAATAGTATTGGAAGAGCAAGAGTATATGATTATAAGACTACAAATGCAAATTACTCTGGTAATGATACTCAATTTGATCTCTATCTTTTTGATATTCAAACCGACACCACACTTACCATAAACACAGCAACTACCCTTGCTGTACCTGGATTGATAGAAGGTGCTAGATCTGGTGCTAAAGGTTATCTTAGGAGTGCGGTATCTAGTTCAACATCTCTTATTCTAACACAAACTTCAGGGCAATTTGTTGTTGATGAGCCAATCATTATCAATGGTATACAGGATGGTAAAGTTATTACAGATATAACCGAAAGGGATTTAACTGATGTAAAATCAGTTAGATCTACGGGTGGATCTAGGACTTTTGCTGCAGACGTAGTATTAGAACCAAAAGTAAACTTTGGTGGCAGATCATTTACAATTACTTCAGGTGGTGTTGTTACTAGTGGATCTGGCGTGGGTTGGGTAAAGAGTTTCAAAGTAGGAGATATTATATCATATAAGTTAGCAGGTGTAACAGACAATACTTTCAACCAAGTAAGTGCTATTAATCTTACAAACAAGACAGTAACTGTTATTGCTGCACCTAATGATGTTAGTGGTGTTTGTGATAAAGATTTACCAGGTTCAAATGTTACTGTAAGTGGAGTACAGATAGTAGCATCTAATCTTAGAGGATCTAAGAGTGGATTTTTATATTCTGAATTACCCAATTCAAATGTAGAATCTCTTGATCTTACAGACTCTCAAATTCAATTTAGAATTGAGGTTACTGGTGAAAGCACAGATGGATCTGGTCAATTAGATTTACCTTCATTGACAGGAACTGATAAAGTATATGCTCCTTTTGATGAGGAAAGATATTCTGTATTTTACTCTGATGGAACAGTAGAACCTCTTACAACCGATCAGTTAGTATTGACTAGTGGTGGTAAAGGTGCTACTATATCTGGTTTGACTCCATCACAAAGTAGCGTAGTTGTTCATACTACACAACAAAAATCTAAAGCAAAATCAAAGCAAAAAAATATTGTTAGAGGTAAATCACTTGTAGTTACTGGTTCAGAAAGATCATATTCTGGAGTAAGTACTTCTATTGCTGATGGTCTAACATTCAGTGATGCATACGGTAAGCGTGTACAAGATAGAGAGGTGTCTCTTGATGTTGCTGATGTGGTTGAAGTACATGCAGTATTTGAATCTTCAGGAACTGGTGCTCCAACTATTCCATCATTGACATTATCATCCTTCACTGGTCCTAATGGAGATAATACAGATGTAATTGTAGGTGAGGTTGGTGTAGGCAAAAGCACTGGTGCATCTGCCATGGTTCTTGCTAGAAGTGGTACAACTAAAGTAGAAGTTTGTTTCAAAAATAGGTTTACCTTTAAAGAAACTGAAGAAATTATATTCCAAGAAAGTGGAGTGGTAGCAAATCTTTCTCAGGTTTCACCTGGCGATCCAAATATAAGAAAAAATTTCCTTGTAGATTCTGGACAAAGAAATGAGTATTATGATTTTGGTCGTTTAGTAAGAAAACAAAATTTCCCTAAACCACAAGGACAACTAAAAATATATTATGATCACTACACTATAAATGCTCTAGACTCTGGAGACGTAATAACTGCAAACAGTTACAGTTCGGATAGATATGATACTGTTCCTACTTTTAGTGGTGTAAGAAATACTGATGTTATTGATCTAAGACCAAGAGTTGCTGATTATTCAGGAAGTAGATCACCTTTTGAATTTGATTCAAGAGATTTTACTGGAACTGGATCAGCATCCAATGTTCTTGTTTCGGATGAAAATATACTTTTTGATTATAGTTTCTATCTACCAAGAGTTGATAGATTATATTTGAATAAAGATTCTACATTTACTGTAAAGCAAGGGATACCTGCTGAAAATCCAGTAGAACCAGAACCACTTACTGATTCATTTGAACTTGCTAGAATAGATTATAAACCATATGTTTATGATGCTAAACAAGATGTTACGATAACTTCTCGTGGTAACAGACGTTACACGATGAAAGATATTGGTAAACTTGAAACTCGTATTGAAACTCTAGAAGAAGTAACTTCTCTGAGTTTATTAGAAACAGCTACTGAAAGTTTAGTTATTAGTGACCCAGAAACAGGTTTAGATAGATTCAAAAATGGTTTTATTGTAGATCCTTTCAACAATTTTGATGTAACTGATTTAACTCAATCTTCATTGAAATATGATATAAAGGATGGTACGTTAGTTGCAAGAACTCATCAAGATTCTATTGATTTGTTGATTGGATCTAATCAAATAGTTGGTTTGAATGGAACACCAGATCTTACTGTTGATCCTAGATTTGTAAATGATCTTACATCTCCAAATATAAGAAGATCTGGTGATCTTATAACATTAGATTATATTGATGTTACTTGTGATATACAACCACTTGCAAGTAGGGTAGAGAATGTAAACCCATACATGTTCCGTAAGTTCAACGGTTCTCTTACCTTGAACCCAGACAATGATGTATTTGTAAATAGATTCTTCAATACAAGAGATGGTGGTATTGGTTATGGTAATGACTTTATTTCTGAGACTGAACCTTTACCCAATCTAAGGGAACAAAATATACAGTTTACTGCTGTAAGACTAAAACCACTTACTGCACATTTTTGTTCGTTTGCTGATGAAGATATGGTTGACACTAGAAGTCGTGTCATACCAAAACTTCTAGAAGTTACTCCAATTCAAGGTGCTTTCCAAATAGGAGAGACTGTTCGTGGTACTTCAATAAACAATCAGGAAACAAGTCAGGGAACAGATCTTAGATTTAGATTAGCAGTTCCAGATCATAAAGGTGGTCCTTTCAATGATCCAACAGTGTTCTATCAACAGAACCCTTATAGTGAAGAAGTTGTTGGATTATCTTCTTCATACTCAGAAACAACTGCAGTATTAAATGTTGATACTGCTTCTTTAAATCAAAAGTCAGATGCTAATTTCTTCGGGGTAGCACAAATTGGAATGAGATTAGTTGGTGAGACTAGTGGTGCTGAAGCAGAAATAAACAATATAAGATTGGTATCAGATGATTTAGGATCACTTGTAGGAAGTTTATACATACCCAGTGATACTTTCTTGAATGGTACAAATACTCTTATATTATCAAGTATAAGACCACAAGATCAAATAGAAGGTAGAAACTTTAGTAATGCTGGTGCTGACTTCTTCTCAGAAGGATTTGAAATAACAGAGACGACTGTAACATATAGAGAACCTACTCCTCCACCTCCACCACCACCAGTTATTATTCATCATGAGACGGTTGTACATGTACCTGCACCACCACCTCCAGATCCTCCAGCACCACCACCTGAAGTAACTCCAGATCCTCCAGAACCACCAAGGCCAGATCCTCCAGAGCCTACAATAACAACTCCGCCTCCACCTCCACCTCCACCTCCGCCCCCTCCTCCTCCTCCACCACCTCCACCACCTCCACCACCACCACCTGAAGAGGATGATGATCCTTTAGCACAAAGTTTTAGTGTTACTGAGGATCCTGGTATATTCATGACGGCTGTTGATTTATTCTTCCAGAGTAAGTCTGACACTATGCCAATAGAGGTACGTCTTGCTCCGTTAGTCAATGGATATCCTTCTAGGGAAATAATGAAGAATTCAGTTTGTATACTGAATCCTAACCAAGTTGTTATATCTGATGATGCTAGTCAACCAACTAGGGCAAGGTTCCCAGCTCCTGTATATCTCGCAACAGGCGAATATGCTTTCGTTGTGCTAACACAAACTGATGAATATAATCAGTGGATATCACAGGTTGGTGAAGTTGACATAAGCACTGCTGGTCAACCAGAACTAGGACAGGTTGTTATTTCTAAACAACCAAAATTAGGAACCTTATTCAAGGGTCAGAATGCTGGTACATGGACTGCCTCACAGTTAGAGGACATGAAGTATACTGCTTATAGGGCATTGTTTAATACTGATCCTGGTACATTTAGAATGTACAATCCACAACTAACTGAGTTTGGTGAAAGAAATCAATTAGATGAAAATCCAATTGAAACATTCTCTAAGAGGGTTGTTGTTGGTTTAGGATCTGCTATTGAACCAGGTATCATTGATATTGGTACACAGATAAAACAAAATAATAGAACTGCAAATGGATTTGTTATTGAAAAACTTGCTCATTTAGATGACGGTGGATCAGCATTGACAATATTAAATGCAGGTACTGGTTATGAAGATGGACAATATGATGGTATTGATCTTGTCACTATCACTGGATCAGGATCTGGTGCTACAGCAAACATAAGTGTTGATGGTAATGTAGCTACTGCAGTTACAGTTACTTCTGTTACAGGAACTGGATATGTAGTTGGTGATACATTGACTGCTGCTCTTGGTACTAAAGGTTTAGGCCAGAATCTAACATTCAATGTGGGTGTTACTACAGGCACAAATTCTCTAGTTCTAACAAATGTAAGTGGAAATGATTTCAATACTACAGATTTGATTCAATATCATAATCCTACTTTAGGATATGGTGTTACTGTGAATGGTATTGTACCATCTACTGTTACTGCTAATGGTGATCAATATGATGGTAAGATATTCAAAGTAACTCATGCTAATCATGGAATGCATGATGTAAATAATGTAGTAAAAGTTGCTGGTATAACTGGTGATATAATACCTACAAGACTTACAGTTGGATATGCAGTGAGTCAAACAAGTGCTGTTAGTATTGCAAGTAGCATAGGATTTAATTTCTTTGAAGGTGCTCAAGTATCGGCAAGTAATCCTGGCGTTGCTCTTATCGGTGATGAAGTGATAACTTACACTTCTGTTGGTTCAAATCAACTAACAGGAACAATTACTAGAGGTCTTGATGGTACGTTTGCAAGAACGTATAATATAGACACTCCCATTCAAAAATATGAACTATCAGGAGTTTCTTTACGTAAGATAAACACAACTCATGATATGGTTGATGTTTCAAATACAATTACAGATAAGATAACATTAGATTCTTATCATTTGAAGATAAGTGGAGATGTATTCTTCAATAAGGATAAATTTAGTGGTGGAACAAGGGGAAGAGCAACATCAAACATTGCGTTTGATACTGTTGAACCAAGTATTGCTACTAGTATTCCACTGGGAACTGAAGTTACTGCTTCTGTTAGAACTACATCTGGCACAAGTATTAATGGTTCTGAATCATCTTTCGTTGATCAAGGATTTGAAGATTTATCGTTAGCAGGTGAAACTAAGTTTAGTAGTACTAGAATAGTTGCATCTGGTGAGAATGAAAATGCCAAGGCATCTTTAGTTGCATTACCTGGCAGTAAATCATTTACAATTGAAATGGGTCTTAGTACGGAGAGTGACACTATTTCTCCAGTAATAAATGCTTTTGGTAGTTCTGTACTAACAAAATCATCAAGGATAAATGCTCCTATATCAGATTATACTACTGATAGAAGATCTAATTTATCAGAAGACCCTCATGAATTATTATATCAAACTAAGGTTATTCGGTTAGATAATCCTTCTACTTCTTTGAAGGTTTTATTTGCAGCAAATAGACCTCCAGCTACTGATATAAGAGTTCTATATCGATTAGAAAGAGTTGATGGGAATGAATTAGATAAGATATTTGAATTATTCCCTGGCTATGATAATCTTGATGCAAATGGTGATGTTATTTCTGATAAGAATAACAGTGGCAGACCAGATAGAAACATCCTACCTAGTTTGCAAGATCAGTTCAATGAGTATGAATATACGGCATCCAATTTACCACAATTTACTGGATTCCAAATCAAAATTGTCATGGACTCAACTGATCAATCACAATCTCCTAAGTTGAAAGACTTTAGGTCAATTGCAACAGCATAATGGCTTGGTGGCTTGTACATGATATCCTAAACGGAACATTTGAAGATGAGTATCAATTCAAAAAGAGCAAAAGTCGAGAATCATGTCTCTCTAGAGAGGGACATGAAAACGACTGCAATAGTCAACAGCGATCAGACTGCCTACAACCGTTATATGAACAGGAAAAAGGTGGGATTAAATCAGAAAAGAGAACTTGATGCTCTAAGAGACGAGATTGATCTTTTGAAGTCGCTGTTGCTAAAGAATAAATAGAAATACTGTGGTAGGTATACATGGCAGTCCCATCAGTTAATATCCAAATAGAAAAGGGTACTGACTTTTCTTCAACTTTCGATTTGAAGAAAAGGGATAATGATCCATTAGACCTCACACCTTATGATTTCTCTGTAAAGATGAGGAAACATTCAGAAGCACCTGGATCTGTTTCCTTTGCCACGACTTATGGCGGTTCACCTTCTAAAGGTAACCTAACAATATCTCTGAGTGATACTCAGACTGGTATTATTACAGCAGGAAGATATGAATATGATGTGGTTATAACTAACCGCAATAGTAATATTAAGACCAAGGTTATAACTGGTCAGGCACTAGTAAACCCAACAGCATCGTGATATGTCAATACAAGTTGTTGCAGTTGGTATTCAATCTAGTCATGCTGACACCAACCTAGATGGTCAACCAATTATTAACTTTACAGTAGAATCGGACGACACTGTGGCAAACATTCGAGACATTAGTGACATTGTATCTACAGCAATCGGTGCTGGCATAGGAACACATTTTGTTCTATCCTACGATCCAAATGCAGATAACTTCGTCTTTATAAGTCCTGATGCAGTATTAGAATCTGCTGCTGGCAGTTCATCTGGTCCAGCTGGATTTGATTCTTCAATTATTACAGCACTTGGTGAAGATTTAGATAATAAAATTGATCTTGATGCTGGAACTTGGTCATGATTTCTAAATACTACAAGGCAAATAGGAACAAATGAGTAATCCAGTACTTCAGTTTAAGAGAGGTAATCTTGCTAGTCTGCCTGGTCTAAGAGCAGGTGAACCAGGTTTTACCAATGATAAGTACGATTTGTACGTTGGTATTGACTCTACAACAACCAA